GCTAATATAGTGGCTGTTGCTATGCGTAGTAATCTTTTTATTTGCCTTCCCCCTTGCAGACATTATGTCTGATAGGATGATTATACCATTTTATTGCACAAAAAAGGGGCTACCGTAATCGATAACCCCTTTAGTGTTGGACTAATTACTTAACTAAAGTAACCTTAGCCTTTGGATTCTTTGCATTCCACTTCTTTGCAAGTGAATTGAATGATGCCTTTAGTGATGAAAGTGCAGCAGCGTTGTCTGCTGTTAACTTAGCAATAGTTGCATCAGCAGTTGCTTTATCTGTAGCACGAGCAGCCTTTTCAGCAGCAAGTTGTGCTGTTAGAGCAGTAACCTCTGCAGCAGCCTTTACAGCAGCAGCATCTGAAATAGCCTTAGCAGCAAGTGCTGCATCCTTAGCAGCAGTCTGTGCAGCAAGTTCTGATACTAGATCACGAACTGTGATTTCTGCAAATGGTGCAAGTGCACGAGCAGGAAGACCAACTACATCAGCAGATGTTGCATCTGAAGATGTTGTAGGCGCAAATGTAATGAGTGAGCGTGTTCCAGTTGTTGGAAGTGTTACCTTAAATGTTGCAATTCCAAAATCTGAAAGTGTAGCACCAGTTGTTGCTGTTGTTGAATCTAGTGTTGCTGTTGCAGCAAATACTGTAGCAGTAATTGACTTACCTGATACCTTGTTTCCAAATGTATCTGTTGCAGTTACTGTAACATCCTGCTTTGTTCCAGCAGCACCTGATGTAGGTGCAGATACTGTAAGAGTATTAATCTTACCAGCGGTACCCTGTACATAGTATGTAAGAGTTGTTCCCTGGTTGTTAATTACAATTGTACCAATTGCAGTTGTCTTTGTGTATACCCAAAATGTTGCGGTTGTTCCTGTACCAGTTGCAATGGTCAATGATGATGATCCTGATGTTGCAGAAACTGGTGCAGCAGATGTGTGCAATGCAGACACGATTGTTGCATTTGTTGCTGAGACAGTAACACTTGTTCCTGTATCAACCGTTGCAACAAACTTTAGTGCATCAGCAGCATCGATTGTGTTGTCTGCTGGGACTGGCAATGCAGCAGGTGTAGCAATTGCGGATGCTGTTGTATTAGCAGTTCCATCAAGAGATACAGCGACTGTCATTACGGCTGCGCTTGCAGGCGAAGCCACGATTGTTGCGGTAGTCATGGCTGCAACCACGGCTAGAGCGATTTTCTTAAATGATTTCATTTAATTTATTCCTTTTCTTTTATATTGTTTTTAGCCTATCCAAATAGTCTTTTATTTCTTCTATTTGAGCAGGATTATAGTGTATCACATTCTCAGGTAGTTCGTCAACTTGCTTAGGCCTATCCCTAAAAGTGTGAACTTCTACCTCAGTGTCTGTATTTTTAGGGGTATGAGATATAGCCCCAAAAATAGCACCACACACAGCATCAGCCAAGTCTTTTGACTTTTTACGTGGGTGGTCAACTCTATCATTTTTCATAATTTTTAACTGTGTTAACTCATCAAACAATAAGTCAATTGCTGGCATAGCAAGCCTCTCTTCATATACAAGCATTGCCATATCCTCATAGTGTTTTTTAGCAACAGAAACAGTATCAGTTTTCATTCCAACCTGTTTGAGTTCATTTTGAATATCAAATGATTGCCAACGGTCAAAAGAAACCATTCCAATATCAAAGCCTATCCTTCTAAGGTTTTGAATCCATTGCTTTACTTCAGATAAATTTACTGGACCTTCAATTTTTGGCTCCCACCATGCTACTGCATCTACTACTACTATTGGTGCTACCTGTTCATAATTATTAATTACTTGTATGTTTACCCATTTTTCTACATGAGCAATTGCAACTGCACACTTGTCATGCTTTTGAGCAAGGTCAGCATGAACATAATATTTTTTTGTTGGATCTGGTTTGAATGCTTCATCAAACCTTTTAAAATTATCTATTGGATTTCTTAATGTCATGCAAGATCTTACTTTATCTGCCTGTTTAAAAAATGCATCCGATGCAAAAGTTGGTACACATGCAAAACGTTGCATGGCATCGCCAAGATCTGTCATGAATGCAATCATGAAATCATCAATTTTACGGGTAGGGTTTACTTCCCATGTTGGTTTTTTTAATGCAAATACTCCTGGATATTTATATGAAATTATGTGGTCTTCATCCCAAGAAATTTGAAATTTATTGTTTGGATCTGTATCTGGAAGCAATGGGTTAATTATAAACTCATGTGTTTTTTCAATTGATTCTTTCTCGGCAATTACTGCATCATATCTTTCAGAGATAAAGTCTCCTGGATATCTTGGGAATGAAAGTAAAACTACCTTACCAAGATCAGGGAAGCGAGAGTCAACAGATGCACGGAATGCTTTATAGATGTTGTCTGCAGTTTTACCTTGCTCATTGCCAGTGCCAACCTCTGAGGCAAATCCCGAAATCTCATCAAGAACAGCAAGCAAAAGATTTAAACCTTCATGCGACTCACGCTCTGAGTGACCAGAATAGACAGTAATTGATTTATCAAACTCTATAGAGTCTGCCTTGGCGTTAAACTTTCCTGCAAACCATGGTGATTTTTCAATTTTTGTTTTAAACCCTTTAAAGAAAACATTCTTTGCTTGTTGTGCGTTAATAGCAACATTGATTAGATCAATAGCATCTCCAGACGGCTTACCAAAATATTTTGCTGGATCTTTAAGGCATAAAAGTTTATATACAATGTATGAGCATGCTACTGTAGATGTAAAGTCTTTCCCAGATCCCTTGCCAAGTTGCAAGATAATTTCATTCTTTGTATACTTCTCATAATAGCGTGTTCCTTTTTCTTCACCCATTATGTCTATTAGATCTTCTTTGCGGTAAATCTGACTCATAGCCTCAACAATGTCATACTGAATATCAGATAATGGGGGTTGCCCAAGATAGTCTGGTGACTCAACAAATGTTTTTGCGTCTACTGGGGTTTCTTCGAAATGATTGCTTTTAAGAACTTCTAAAAAATCATCAAAGTTTGTCATTACTTCTCACTAATTGGTTCAGACACAATGGTTACTACCTCGTTTTGTTTTGCAATAGCAGATAATCTTTGCATAATAATATCTCTAACTTCAGGATGTTCTGATGCTATATCTCTAAGTATACCTACAAGAACTTCTTGCCTTCTTTCAATCTCAACCATTTCCTCTGCAAGTTCTTTGTTTTCAAGCAAGCCAGCCTTCTGCAGCATATCAATACGCTTAGACTCAATATCCATTACAAGTTTAATCGCAGCAGTCTTTGCACTAAGGTTATTTGTCATTGATGCCTCATCAATAACTTCGTATGTGCGAGAAACAAGTTTGCTATAGTGTGTATCTGCAGCAGCAAGTGCTTCTTTGGCACGAGCACGTATAGCATCATTAGCAGAGGCCATAACTTTCCACTCATTGATAAGTGTTACTACTTTTGTTCTTGGTATGTCTAGTTGTTTAGAAATTACCGTAGGGTCATTCCCTTTTAGGTATTCTTCTACTACTTGATTGACCTGATCAAGATGTTTAACTAGATCATCTTCAGTTGACACCCTTTAACTCCCTTGCTATTTTTAGCAATATGAGATATCCAATAAGATCATCTATATCGTTATCGCCAATATATGACCCACCTCTAGTTATTCTAGATAGTTTGTCGTCAATACGAACATGAAGTTGTTCTACATTATCTGATGTAGCAAAAATTCTAATTGGGTTTAAAGCAGAATCTCCATAAGACTTATTCTTGGCAATAAGCATTTCTTTAATTTCATCACAAACTTGTGCAATTGCTAACTGTGTTTCAGAACTCATTGTCGTCTTCTTCCTCCCAAGATGCTTGCCAATCTTCCATGCTTTTAGATAGTCTAATAAATGTTATTCCTGCTAGAGCAGAAAAAACACCAATCAATATAATAATGGGTAACAATATTTTTTTCATCGTTTTGACTTCCTCAACTTAAACTTAGCAAGATATACATAGATTGTTTCCACGCTAACCCCGCACTCCTTTGCAATCTCTTCTGGAGTCTTTCTATCCATAAGGTACCTCTTACGCATATAGACTTCACTTGTATATAGTTTAGCAGCCATTGTACTATTTGTCAACCCCTATTGCTTTGCCCCAGTTTTTTAATGCCCAATGCCCAATACCACAGGCATCAGCAACATCATTGTCTGTAATAGTCCTATCGTAAATAGTATTAATAAATCTAATTGTTCTTTCTTTACGAAGATTTCTTTCATAGGTCTTATACCAAGATTCTGATTTACCTGGATTCTGAGAACGAATAAATAACTGTTCATCTTTTGATATTTTTTTATTTCCAATATAATTTTGCCAGGTAATTGGTGATACCTTGCCAATTATTTTAGTGCCAGACTGTCCTGCAGCGCCAAGAATCGATCCCTGTACAAGTGCTAAATCTGCTGCAGTTTTTGGGCTATTCATAAAGACTGTGTGTTCAATAATTATTGCTTCAAAGCCTCCGTAAAAATCAAAAAATGCTTTTACCTTTTTGCCAGCATCCATAATTTTTTCATAGATGTCTTTACCTTCAAAGTTAATTTTTCCAACAGTTCCTAATGCTTTTTGTTGTGTATCGAATAAAGCAAAGGCAAGACTATTTGTGCTTGCATCAATGGCGCAAATAGTTTGTGGTGGTAGTTCTAAACCCCATTTATTTTTTGTCATTTATTTTGCCCTTGATTTCTTTTATTGCTTTTGTTACTGCATCTGGATTTACGCTACACGATGAACAAACTGCCTCATCATTATATATAGAAAGAGGGGTTGAACAAGATTTGCATAATCTTGTTTTCCCTTTTCTTTTTTGTCTTTTAGACTGTAAATATCTTGCTGCAATTTTTTCTTTTGTTGCAATGTCTCTACAATTTTGCGAACAGTATATTTGATAAGATACTGTTGGCTCAAAATTATTATCACAACATCTACAATTGTTCACCGAGAATCTCCAGGGGCGCTATTTTTACTACGCCTGTACCTGCAGACTCGCATGCCTTTTTAATTGGGCATGACTTGCATATCTTGGAATTAGATCTATAGTTCTTACTTGGTAAAGTTTTATCTTCCCAAGCCTTTCGAACTGTTCTCATCCAATCAAATGCCTGGTCTACCCACCGACGGTAATGATCGTTAACATCTACAGGAATCAAAAGAAGTTCGTGATTGTTTTTATTTTCATAAATTAAAACTCCCTTTGGTTTCTTTAGAATCTTCATATAAATAAGAAGTTGCATTAGGTGGCCAGTTTTACCTTTGCCAGATGCCTTTCTGTATTCAAAACCTTCATTCATCATTGTTTTAATTTCACCAATGAGTTCTTCTCCTTGCCAATCAAGCATGACATCTCCATAACCAAAAATTGGAGGATCTTCATGTTTGATCTTGAATTCTGTTGTAGACTCGTTGTTATCATCACGATAAATCTTAGCAACACCAGAGTTCATCATTGCTGCCTGAATTCTTGCATGCGATAAAGTTCCAGCAGTCATATTTGCAGCAGCATATGCATCTGCATTGTCTTCAAAAACTTGACCGTCAAAAGCAAGATACCAATATCTTGCACACTCTCCGTGCCCATAGGCAATTGTTGAAGGTGCAAATGTTTTCTTAGTTGTATGCTTGTCTACACGATTAATGGTATAGCCCTCTTTAATTTTTGCTTCAAGAGCAGCAATGTCCATAGAGTGAACTGGTTTTTCTTCTTGCTTTATCATAACTGTATGTAGTAAATTTTTTGTCATTATTTCTCGTTTCTATTAGTATAAGTATAGCAGATTAACGGGTAATGTACTTTAGTGCAGAAACAAGATTGTTGATAGACTCTGCTGCAGTATAATAAAGATTTTTCTTGCCACGATCTGATTTGTCAACATTGGCCATCCAAGTTGCCTTGAAAGCCATCTTTGCTGCAATAGCCTGTAGTCTTACAATTTCTACAGTAGCAACATTTAGTGGAATATCTGGCTTAACAATTATTTTGGCAATAAATGTAAGCGCTGTGGTAAGTTCCTCATCTTGCATATAGTCTGCAATTTCTGCCAAACCATTTACCATTTCAATGGTAGTATTTTCGTTTTGCATTTATTTCCTTTTTTAATCGTTGTCGGTTGTGTTTGTTTCTTTAAGTTTGCTTTCTTTTGTAAAAAAGTCTTCATTGTATTTTGCAAATATAGGATCTGCTTGCCAGCGCTTTAATCTTTCTTTTCTTTTTTCTGGATCACGAGCAGCAAAATTTAATTTTTCAAAATCTTCTCTTGTCGAAAAATGCATTGTTAAAACTTCTGTTTTATCTCCATCTTTAAACAAGACAGGCTCTCTCCAGTGTACTTGACCTGCGCCCCAGAATACAAGCAGATCACCATACTCAAGATTAAAACTCTCATTTTCAATTACTATTGGCCAGTCAATATTTTTTTCTAACTGATAATCCATAGTTAGTTTAGAGAAATAGTTATCTGAATCATAGTGAACTGGTAATTTTGGATTTGATTCAGCGCTATGTTCTTTGCTATAACTCAAGTAACTGTTATGAGACATAAAAACATTTTCTCCAACTAAGTTTGAAGCAAAAACCTCAAGTTTTTTCTGAATTGTTGGTGGATACATCACCTCTATTTGCATTCTAGCCAACTCCCCTAAAACAAGGGGGGAATAAAAATTGCCTAAGTCTGTAGCAACTTTTTGATATTTTATAATTGCTTTTATAACTTCTACTTCCTCATCAGTAAAAAAATTTTTAATAATATGAGGAACTATTTTATTTTTTGGTTCATGTCCTGTGTTCATAATACTATTATACACCATTCTCTAAAAGTTGTTCTAAAATACTCATTTCAATTATGGCAAGTCTAACCTTAGAGTTACCCTCTCCCATAACTACAACTATGGCTGGGTCTTTCCCATTCTTCATAGCATCTGTAGTAGCCTTTGCCCAAACCTCTTTATTAAGTGTAAAAGATTTGCCTACCTCTTTAAAGTCTACAACAAAGTTCTTCCAAGAAGCATCTCCCTTTTGGGTATTGCGACCAGAGTTTTTGTGCTGTTTGGCACCTATTCTATTCGACTCACTCTTTTCCGTCAAAATCGCTCTTCTTTCTTTTCCCTAAATAGACTTTCGTTAAATGCTTATCTTTACACATCCAACTTAACATTTGCTGATCTGCATAACATCTTAATGTTGGCACAATTGCTTTGCATGTATGACATACCCACTGACCATGATAAACAGTAAAATTAGCCACTTAGCCTAGTCTTGATTGATTCTTGCAAGTCAAGATCCTCTCTTACACGATTAACAAATGCTTCTTTGCCCTGAATTTTTGTACCGTCAGGAAGTATATACCATGCTCCTGTACGCTCTACAATACCATTTAGTTCTGCTGTAGTAACCAAATCACCAATGGTATCAAGGCCAATATTGTCACCTCTAAAGTAAAAATCATACTCACCAGACTGGAACCCTGGAGATGTTTTAGAGAATTGAAGTTCCCATTTAATGGTTCTACCAATCTTTTCTTCAATTAATTTATCGCCCACTTTTATCTTTCCCTTAATTGCTTGATTATCTGACTCTGAAGAAAAGAGTTTAATAATACATGAGGAATAAAACTTAGTAGCCTGACCACCAGAAGGCTGCTGGCTAGTATACATAGCATTGATATTGTTACGAGACTGAGAAATAAGAACAAGCAGAGTTGGCTTAACCTTATTGTTTGCATAGTTAAGCATTTTCCATGCGTTACTAAAGTCACGAGATTCTGCTCCAATCTGCTTTGTGTTTTCCAAAGCCTTCATTTCATCAGTGTCCTTTTCAAAATAAATTGCAGGAAGCATTGATGTAATAGAGTCTACCACGATTAAATCAACACCAGCATTCATAAGCCCAACGCCTACATCTACCATATCACTGATAGTTCTTGCTTGTGAGTAGATTAGTTTTTCTGGATCTACTCCCAAAGTTCTAGCCCAATCTTCTGAGTATGACATTTCTGAATCAATCCATGCACATAATTTACCTTCGGCTTGTGCTAGAGCAATCATCTGAAGGCACATAGAAGACTTTGCAGAAGACTTTGAGCCCCAGATAAGAACTTGTCTACCATATGGCAAGCCTCCACCAAGTGCACGGTTTAAACCAAAACTTGGGGTTGGTTGATATTCATAGTTAACCCCAACACCAGTTCCTAATCTCTTTCTCAACTTAGGATCAAGTTGTGCCAATGCTTCTTCTACGCTAACCGACATGTACATCCTCCAATGTTACTGTTCCGTCTTTAGTCTTTCCAAAATCAAATTTATAATATTTTCCCTCTTCAATATGCATATATGCCTTTGCAAATGATGTTGGAAACACTGTAATCGAGTGAAGATCTCTCTTAGTATCTGCAAGCGTGAGCGATGCCATCTTCTTACCAGTCTTAGTGACTCTTGGTTTAAATGAAACAACGAACATTTCTTCATCTTTATAAGGCAATTGCTTATAACTTAAGAACTTAACAAGAGCATGGGACGATTCTTTTATTTCGTCAGACGGTATGAAAGATACAATCCTGTTATCATTACAAAGGACCAAGTAAGAACGACCCGTCTCAATAGTTGTATTTTCATCATCAAATATACCGACACTGCCAGTTTTGTCCAAAATTTCAACTCGTGACCATCCTGTTCCTCGCTTAATCGATTTTACCATACCCATAAAAATGTATGACCCCTTTTCTTCAAAGTCTACAATGTCTTGAATAAAAGCATAGTAGTGAGAAGGGATTGTTATATTAAATTCTGGCAGATTCAAATATTCATAAAGATTTTCTTTTATCTCTTGATCATTACGGGGGTTATCTGGAAATGTTGCAGCACCAATAGCCTTTAGTGCTTGAAGTGCTCTACTGTTTACACCATTTCCCTTAGTAAATGTGAACGCTTCAAGTTCTGCATAAGAGTTAAAAGGTCGTGCCTGTATATATCGTTCTGCAATCTTATCAGATATAAACTTGATTGCCGTGAGTCCAAACCGAATACCCTTACCCTCAATTTTAAAATCAATATCCGAATCATTAATATGAGGTAGTTTAACACTAATCCCCATTCTTTTCGCTTCAATAAGATATTCAGTTCGTGCATCTTTGTCCTTTTCATTTTTTAGTACTGAGTACATAAACTCAAGTGGGTAATAATACTTTAACCATGCTGTCCAGTACGAAAGTGTAGAGTATGCTACTGCGTGAGACTTATTAAATGAATATCCTGCGTGAGCCTCAAAGTCATGCCATAGATCACGAGCAAGATTAGGAGCAATAAACTTTGATGCACCCTCTACGAACTTTTCTTTAAACTGATCAAACTCTTTAGCATCTTTTTTCTTTCCAATGATCTTTCTAACTTTATCTGCTTCCGACATGGACATACCGCCAAGGTGTACGCATGCTTGCATAACTTGTTCCTGGTAAAGAATACAACCATATGTGTCCTCCGTAAATTGTTTTAGTACTTGATGTGTATACCCAATATTTTGACGACCATGCTTTCGTTCAATATAATCTTTTCCAATAGTGTTCATTGCACCTGGACGAACAAGTGCATTTGATGCAGCAAGTTCTGCAAGGTTCTTAACACCCATCTTAACCAGCAGATTGGTATATGGTGCTGCTTCGCATTGAAAAACACCTTTTGTGTATCCATCTGAAAGCATTTGGTAGACATTTGCATCATCCATTTTAATTTTAAGAAGATTTATTTTTTTGCCATCTCGTTCTTTAATTATGTCTATAGTGTCTTTAAGAACTGAAAGAGTCTTAAGACCTAAAGCATCAATCTTAATTAGTCCAATTCTTTCTGCTTCTTCCATATCAACACCAACAACGGGAATTCTATCATCAGAGCCAGTAGATGATCTAGTTTCAAGTGGTGCGTATCTAAAGATTGGCTCTTTGCTTGTTACCACGCCTGCTGCGTGAATACCTGTACCACGAATACGACCACGAAGTTGCTCCCCGTAAATCTCTACTTCTGGATACTTCTCACGAAACTCGTATGTTGATTTTGCTGTGCAGAAATCATCCCATGAGTCTACAGTTTTCAAAACCTTATTAACATCTGACAAAGGAATATTTAATACTCGTGCAACATCTCTAACAATTCCTTTACCAGTAAACTCAAGGAAAGTAGCAATAGATGCAACATGTCGGTACTGTCTAACCAGATAGTCTTTTACTTCCTCACGACGAGTATCTTGAATGTCTGTATCAATATCTGGAAAGTCATTGCGCTCTGGATTAATAAAACGGAAGAACAATAGATTGTGTTCGATAGGATCAATATCTGTAATTCCCAAAGCATAACAAACAAGAGATCCAGCAGATGAACCACGGCCTGGGCCAACCATAATTTCTTCTTTCTTTGCCCAGTTAATCATATTGCTTACAACAAGAAAGTAAGGAGCAAATTTTTTATCTTTAATAATTTGCAACTCTTCTTCAAGTCTATCAAGATACTCCTGCTTGTCTGCCAAACCTCGTTCCTGTAGACCATCTAGTGCAACCTTAGCAAGTTCTTTATCAGGACTCTTGTACTGTACTGGTAGAAGGTTTAGACCTTCCTGAATACCGTAGTCTCCTACTGTGTCTGCTAATAGTAGCGTGTTTGAGTATATGTCTGGTCTATCAATACCCTGGGCTTCCATCGCTGCTTTAATCTCTTCATACGAAAGAAGATGAATCTCAAACTTATTAAATGACATCTGCCTGTCTGCACCATATAAGTAGTCAAGGCGCTCCATCATATTATTCTTCTTCTTTGACTTTTCATATGTGGCTTCTTTGTTAATCTTGCCATGCGTGTTCATAAGCAACTTAAACTCTTGAATTTCTTTTTGTGATGGATCAACATGATGACAGTCTGGTGTAACAATAACCTTAATTCCAAACTCGTCTGCAAGTTCAATTAAATACTTGTTGATATGTGCTTCATTGTGGGGCATAACCTCAATATAATAATCATCAGCAAAACGCTCTTTGAACCAAGAGATATGCTTTTTAGCAAGAGCAAATTCTTCTTCCTCAAGTGCTTTAACTAAAACGCTACTTGGACAAGCAGAAGAAACGATAATTCCCTCTTTATATTTTTCTAATATGCTAAAATCAAATCGTGGTTTTTTAAAGAAACCATCTGTCCACGATAATTCGCTGATCTTGTTTAGATTTTCTAAACCAATTTGATTCTTGGCTAGAAGGATAATGTGGTTGTAGACAAGATCTTGTTGACCTTCTCTTTCAGACTTATCTCGTGTATCAGATATGTCTGCACACATGTATCCCTCTAGCCCAAGAATTGGCTTTATGCCCTTTGCTTTTGCAATACGGTGCAGTTCCCTATGCCCAGATAAAGTACCGTGGTCAGTGATGGCTATTGCAGGCATCCCTAACTCAACTGCACGGTTCACGTATTCTTCTGGAGTAGCAATCCCATCAAACAATGAGAAGTGGGTATGGACATGTAAGCCTACGTAGTTCATATTACCAATCAGCGTTGGTAGATGAAGTTACAGATGGGCCATCAAAGCCCAAATAATATGCTTCTTGCTCAGCATAAGGAATCTTCTTTAGTGCTGACTCAAGTGGGTAAGGCTTAATGTCTCCCCAAGCAAATGGCTCCTTGTCTGGAGCAGATGGAATAAGTGTGTAATTTGTTTCAGTTCCCTGACCATTACGCTTTAACTTCCATACTACATTTGAGATGCTTCCTGTTTCAAGTGCATACTCACGAATTGTATTAAATGATGACTGCTTACTGATACCCATTGACCAAATAGCAACATATGGTGCCTCAATACCATCATCAACTAGGACGTTGCAGTAGAAGCGAAGACGGCCACGCCATCCAGCCTTTGGATCTTTTCTGTGCATTTCTTCTGCCCAGTCACGACCTTCTGTGTCCATTGTGTCTACAGCCTTGCGCTTGTAGTCTTTTGGATTTACGTGCTCCTTTACAACAAGTGCAAGGCCACGCTCTGCACTGTAATTTGCAGAATCTTCATCAAGTTCTTCAATGAATCTAATTTTTACTGATTGTCCGTCAGCAAGTTTTAACCACTTAACCTTTGGACCATCATTTTCATACTTTGGCTTGTCGAGCAGGGCGTTAATGTTTTTTAGTCCCTTTACTACGCTCATATTATTCTCCTTTGTTCGTTATATTAGTTTAGCATAAGTGATATAGATTTGTCAAACTGAAACTCTAACTGAGCAAGTTCTTCATCTGGCATGTCACCTATATCTTTATATTGTTTATTTAATGTAATAACGGAAACACGACTAGAAAGTTTTGTGACTATCCTATCTTTCATGTTTCCTCCTGCCTCATCGTTATCTGCAACAACAATAATGTTATTGAAATACTTTTGAAGCAATTCTATTTGTGTGCTGGATACATTTGCACCAAGTGTTGCAACGGCAGGAAGACCAACTTGGTCAAGCCTAATAGCATCAAATGAAGATTCTACTACATAGACTTTATCAGACTTCTTGACACGATGCAAATTAAAAAGGGTCTTACTTTTTGGAAGTCCTGGAGTATTTTTAAAATCTTTACCCTCAATAGATCTTCCAACAAATCCTAAAGGAATTCCGTCTGGACTATGAACTGGAACAGTGACCATATCTTGTTTATCTGAATATCCTAAAGAAAACTTAATGCATGATGGCTTTATAATTTTTCTATATGCAAAATAGTTTTTTGCTCTTTCAGAACTAAATAAATTATTGTGCAACCTTTTAATGATTAGTTCATCAAACGGTTTGTATTTTTCTTCTTTTATAAGAACACGATCAATCTCTACAGAAATATTGCTTTCTTTTTTCTTACTATTAATAAATCTGGCAGCCTCAAAATATGTTCTTCCAGAAGTATGCATTACCAATTCTACAAGGTCTGCAGATTTTTGACAAGAAAAACAAAAGAACATTCCACTATCTTTTTGAACCTCGCCTGCTGGCGTTCTATGATTATTATGAAATGGACAAAATATCATGAAGTCTGCATCAAGTTCAGACTCTATTGTTATACCCGATCCCGTAAGGACTCGCTTGACTTGTTCTGCGGAATAAGTATTGGATTGGTTCCGTCTATTCCTGCTATCCATTCGCTTTTCCTTTTCCCTGTGTAAACCGCATGTATTGATAATTCAAATTCAAAAAAGTTCTTTATATTATTATACCTTATAGTGAAGTCTGGGTCAAGATCAATTCTTGGAACATATCCACTTAGTCTCATTTCTGATATTAATAATCTTATATACTCTTCTTTAAGTCTTCCTATCATTGAGTCGTCATAAATGATTCCGTCAAGGCAAAAGCGCTTAATTGACTTGTGGTGGTATGAGCCATTGGCACTCTTTTTTGACATACCATATTATAACTACTTATCTTCAAAATCTTTATATCTGTAATATCCCTTGTCAAAATCACACTGAACTAAGAAGTCACCCATAAAGCCATTACGATTTTTACGAAATGCACACTCAATAATATCACTATTAGTGCCACGACCTAATGCTAACACCCAGTCAGCATCATAAGCAATCTGTCTTGACCATGCAGTTTGACCAAGTGTTGGCACTGTGGATAGGTCGTTAACATCATCTGGGGTAGCAGATGATATAGCAATAATAGGAACTTCTTCGCTAATAGCCATAAGTTTAAGTTCACGAGAAAGATTCTTCATTCGTACCGTTTCATTATCTGACTTCTGATTAGGAGCCATTAACTGTAGATAGTCAACAATAACAAAGTCTGGTTTATACTGATCAATCTTTCCACGAAGAACAGATGGATTTATCTCTCCGCCACTATCATTTGAGATGATATGGAACTCTGGCCTACCAGCAAGATTTTTAGCATGCCAATCTTTTAGCATATCAATTTCTATCTCACCATTACTAATTTTCCTATGTGACCATCTACCTTCACCCATAATAGTAAATACACGATTACGAACTTCTGTTTCAGACATTTCAAGAGAAATAACCATTGGTGATTTACCCTGCTTCCATGCCTGAACTGCAAAGTAAAGTGCAAGCCAAGACTTTCCAATACCTGGGTAAGCAAGGAATACTCCGAGTTGTCCTGGCATTATGCCAGACGGAAGATAGTTGTCAAAACCTGGAAGACCTGTTTTAATTCCAGAGAGTCCTAACGACTGCTGCTTCTTAACATTTTCAAAATAAGCAATTGCAGACTCAAGATCAGTTACATCGATATCACGAATTGCTGCAGTATTCTTTTTTAGTTCTGAGGTTTTTGTGATTAAGTCATTAAGTGCAATTGTTCCATTATTATTCTGAATATCAGATGCTGCAGACCTAATAATGTCTTTTAGACTATCTGTTAAATATTCACCCTGCAGTTCTTCTAGGTGATGCTTAGTTGCACCAACGCCCTGCACTGGTTCAAAATCTCTAAACTTTTCAGTAACTAACTCTGCTGGAGGGAGGACAGAGTTATTTTCAAAATAGAGTCTGACAAAGTTCCAGATGTCTCCATGGGTACGCAGTAGGTTGTCTACATTTGCTTGAAGAAGAACATGTATTTGCTTATCTTGTAGAACAGCCGTTAAGAGTTTTGCTTCTGTATTATTCACTCAACCACTCCTTAGCCATTCTTCTACGCTCTGCTCTCTCTTTATCGTCTTGCTGCTTATCTAGTCTTGCTTGTAGTATTTTTTCTGTATTGTACGCAAAGTAATTCCAAGAAGGAGACTGAGCAACACTAAAGTAATACTCCAAAAGATCATAACATGCTCCTATTCCATACGACTCAATTAAGGCATCTGAAGCCCACTGCTCTACGTTAAGGTTTAAAGATGGCTTTTGTTCATACTTTGCAGTATGATGCTTGCTATATCTTGAAAGCAAAGCCATACGGTCTTTGCGTTCAGCCATTACTTCTCTTCAGCCTCACTTTGTGCTTCAAGAATTTTTGATGTTAGTTTATCTTCAACAAACTTGTACACACGCTCAAAAGCCTGATCTGTATTCTCTCCATCACGCTTTGAGTCTACAACACCAAGGTCTAGCCTTAGTGATTGAAAATTTCCTAGATTAAGTGTGTATCCAAGTGTTACAGATACCTTTGTTGGTTCGTTTTCCATTTTTATACCCTTCACTAAATAGATTCATTCCAAATTGGAACAAACCGACCATCTTCTGTTTTCCTATATGTAAGTATACCATCGCCCATTCTGCGTGTCAACTCTTGCCTAGTAGGAGTAATATCATTTGTAACTAATTTATCTTTTCTTGGTCTTCCAATATGGTATGTAGCAAGTATATCACGAATCTCTCTGACTTGCGATTCAGAGTAATACGATCTTACCTGAAAGCCTCTAGCGCCACCCTTTTGAGAACCCATGGGGAATGGAATGATTCCTCGTTTCATTAATGATGGCATATACTTTTTATGACGATTAACTAATTCAGCAGTCTGGCCAACCGTATAAGCCCTCTCTCTTTTATTTTTAAAATCACTAATTAAACAACTTTCAATCTGATCTTTAGTAATATTATAAATAGACATTATTCCATTAGAGTGATTATAGTGATGAATTCGAATAAGGCTTCCATTAAGGAACCAAACTTTTTTATTACCTGGTATTACAGGTGACTCATTGTATTTTTCGCTCTCAATAGTTCCCTTTTTAGTAACCATCGTCCCTCCGAAGTATGACTAGGTGGATGAAAAAAAATTCTAAACCCGCAACCTATGCAGTATATCTCTAAATGATTAGGCTCAGTATACTGCCTATCTACAAACATTCTTCCATTACACTTTTTGCACGATATCATTAGTTTGGTATTCCGACTATTATTAAGTTAATACCAATACTTGTATCTCCGCCACTATTAAATTTTACTGTCCCCTCTACTCTTGAAGTTGATATGCTGTTAATTGTTACCATAACATCTTTTCCAGCATCTGTACTTCCAATGTTGATTGGAGTTGCAGTTACAACTGGTGCAAACTTAAAGTCTGTTCCAAAATCATAAAAAAATGGTTTAGACGATCCTGCAGTCTGTGTTGTACTTGTTGTGACCTGTACATAACCACCTATTATACGTGCCTCTGATGCCTTTACACTCTGCTTTCCTGATGTTGGTGTATCTACTGTTACGTACTTATATGCTGATGGTGATATTTGAGTAGATAGATCATTAATAGCCTTAACAATCTGGTATATATATGTTACATCTAGTGGTTGCCCTCTTTCGGGCACAGGTAAAATAGCCATAATACAATTATACCAGAGACCTAACTCCAGAGTCATAAACCTTAAGAGCACTATTAATGACTGGGTTTATAGATGCTGATTGGACTAGAACCCTAACAGAAGATGTCCCAGTTTTTAAAAATGAATATGTATTGCTATTAGCAATTCCAACATTTGAATATTCTGCTCCGTCAAAAGAAACAAATATGTCATATTTTTCCTCAGAAGAAAAATTTGATGATTTAAACCAATTTACAATAATTGTATTTCCAATAACATTAAGATCACCAGAAACAGTTTTTATCGGTTCATTATCAACAAAGAAAGACTGAGACCATGGGGATTTTCTATTTTTGTCTTCTGAAACCAGTCTAAACCTTATAATTCTTTTATTATCAGATGTTGTTTTTCCCAATAGTTCTTTTTTTACAACAATATTTTTTATTCCTTGATCTGCCATTATACTACATCCAAACCAAATCTAAACTCAATGTAGTTTGTTGTATTAGCAGACTTAATGATTGTTCTTGCTTCTGGGGTTTTTACAACTGTGTACCCCGTCAATCCATAAATAGAGTTATTGGAGGTAACATTTTCAAGCCTAAGCCCATCTAAACAAACATAAAAGTCTGATGTTGGGGTTGTGCTTCCATCTTTTATAACACACGCATAAATTCTTACAGTATTTACTTCAGACCAAGAAAACTCTGAACTTTTTTTCAATTGTTGAAGTTGCTTAGACACAACAAAATATCTGTTTGTTGCAAAATTATTTGCTGTATCATCTATAACTGCTTCAAATGTTGCCCACTTACCACTTTTAAAAGTTCCAGTAGATGAGAATTCAACAATAAGCCTTACGGACTTTGGAAGCGTATTTGCAGATCCAACTTTATTAACAACAGAAAATGCTAACCTTAGTTCATCTGTTGGTGAATTTTTACTAAAATCTATAGAAGAGTTTGTTAACTGTATAAAGTTTGAGCCACTTTCTGCTATTAAACTTCCATCTTGACCTATTGTAATATTTGCATTATTGCCAGATATGGCAAAAATATTATTTAAAAATCTACATCTTTCATATCTTTGAACTCGATTTGAATTTGTAAAAATTTTGTTATCTGCATTTGTTTGAAATACTGGATATACTTGATTAATAATATTTGTATCAACATCATTAATTAGGTACCCTGAAGAAACAAATTTATCTAAAATATTAATACTAGAAGAAACAGTAAAAGATGTTGCTGTTGGAACTGTTGCAATAGTTGCGTCTGTCATATTTAATATGGATGGCGCAATTCCAGAGATAGATATTTTTGTTCCTACCGCAAGACCATGTTCTGCGTCAGTTGTATACGTTATTGTAGATCCTGAAGGTGTTGCTGGAATAGATATAGCATTAACTATTTTAACAACACGGTCATCTAATGGTTCATAAATTGAAGGAATTTCTGCTGCTTGTGACGAATACTTCCAAGGCTCTGACTCAGAAAAAGAATATACAGTCTTACTATCAAATGCCCCTGCAGAAGGATTTGAGGCTGCAGAGAATATACCAACTTCTGTAATTTCATATCTTTCTTGAGTTGGCAGTTCTGCTGTTAATACAACTTTAGAGACACCATTATCATCTACAAATCCACGAGATATGATTGGAACTCGAAACATTTCAAAATCAAGAGAAGATTTGTTAGAATAGTCACCCAAAGTTCCATCTGAAAGTATCGGTTTTGGTCCACAGCCAATCGCTATATGAGAGGCATACGATGATGTTTGCCCAACAAGATACTTTGCTAAAATATTTTTTCCTATATTAGTTATCATTAACTTCCTCCATTGTATATTGTATCATCAAAGATAGACCCACTTGTTAAGATTTGAACTTCTGCCTGTTCGCCATCCTTTAAGTTTATAAGATTTATTACTAAATCACCAGTTATTGGGTCTATGTATATTGATTTACAATTTGGCACTTTGGTCCACTTAGTTTTATCTGGCTCGTCAGCATTTTCTATAAGATCATAGCCATTGCCACATACTGGCAAATGGTCTAAAATAGAAAGCGATAGCGACTTAAAGTAGGAGTCTGAAGACTGAAGACGAAGAACATTGTTTGGATTGTATTGCAAATATAAATCAGATAAATTTTTTATTGGGTTATATATTATTTTTTGACCATTAATAATATCGTGCCTAGAGATTGTTGCAAGTTCTTGTCCGCCTATATCTTCAAATATAAGGTCTGTCATTATATCAATAGACATAACGTCGTCATCTTTAATTATTAGATCTGGCGTAGCAATTTTTACCGCATTACTATCAATTATTGTTTTTGGTTCTGGAATATTTGGAACTGCATCTGTTGTCATTATACTACCTCACTTAAAAAGACTGTCATTTCTGGACCACTAGAATTTTTTAAATAATCAATATTGTATACTACAAACCTATTTGAAGAAGAAGATGCCATATGTATTCCATTTTCCTCATAGTCTAAAGTAACGATATCTCCCAATTGTAGTGTTGGAATTGGAAATATTTTAACACCTATAGACTTTCTTGGTTTTGTTATTTTTTCAACAAGCCAGGTCATTAAATTATGTGCTTCATCATAAGACTGAATATAAGGAGCATTTAGAGAAAAATCTTTTTTGCCATATGTCATCCTGCTTAATTTGATGTCTTGATAATCTTGTTTAAATTTATATGGATTTGATATTAGTTTGTCAGCAACAAACTGTGGATTTGAGGTTAGGCTATTTTTATTAAAGTAGTCATCAACAGTTAATCTATTTTCAGATTCTTGTGTAAATGTTACTCCCTGTATTCTTAAATAATTACCAGTTGTTTCATCTAAACTTATTGCTGTATCTGTTGCATTAAATATAATAAATTCTGCTCCATACGATCCCGCCCTAAATCCAGAAACTACATATCCTTTTAGTTTATTAAATGTTGGAGATATTTTTGCAGTTAATGCTGGAAAAGCCTTGTCATATTTACATTTAAATGTTGCTGCTTCACGCATTATGCTTCCAAATTCTTCAAAAAATATATTATATTTTGGTGCTTCAGACTCGCCTATTCCAGAAAGATAAGTGTTTTGTATTAAACCGCTTATGGCATATTTTCTGAAAGACTCATTTACATCAATATCGGAATCTCCAAATATTGAGTCAACTGGAGCACCTAAAGAAAATGTTGTATTTTGTGAATAATTATTGCATAAAGCATACACATTTTCAAACATAATCCTTGAAGATCCTCTTGTAAAAAGACCAATTCCAGAATAAAGTGGTAGTGGATCTGAATCATCAACTGTTTTAATTATTTTACCATTGAGATATAAATAGAATCTTCTAACTTTTCCAATATCTTGATACTCAACTGCAAGATCATATACTGTTGGATTTTCTTCTGCCACAATTCGTGATTGACCAGTAAACTTTCCATCGTCTACTGTTATTTCGCCAAGACCTTCCCATAACTTAACTGGAACTGCTTTACCATTATCAGACTTAATTTTATAAAAGAAAACATTGCTAACACTTTCTCTTTCTTCTTGAGACAAATTTCCCATACCAAGTGCTGCAATTTCAAAATAATACCCCACATTTGTTGATGCATTTAGCATAAACGCAATGCCACCAGACCCGCCAGAGATATTAATATTTTTATCTGGTGTGCTACCATTTACAACATAGTATGTTGCTGAACCATTGGATGTCTGACCCCTATCTGTACTATTTTCAATTTTGCCAACAATTCTCATTCTTGTGCCAAAATGCTTATACTTATTGTCTTCTAAAGATTTATGAACATATGATATAAAGTTTCTTGGCTTTTCTTTGGTAGTAAAGTTTGGCCCAGTTAGAGATAGCGCTGATGATTGTAGTGTGCCACTTTGAATTGGTGTTGATGTGCTTACCTCTCCTAAAAATGATGTAGACATAAAGTTTTTAATAATTCCACTTCGAGAAGATGTTCTTGCAAGAGCGTCTGAGGATATTCCAGAATCAGTTAGTTTACCAGAACTAGATACATTTGTTGCTGGCAAAGTTAAATCTTTTTGAAATAGATATTCGGACGACATATAGCAGCCCTTTATGTTTTCATCAGATTTCCAATAGTCTGCTATTCCAGCATTATGTTCTACTATTTTGGTCCCAAACTGGCCACGACCATGTTTTTGAACTTCGCCATTTTGTAATTTGATCACTCCATTTTGCTCAAAATATTTTGGCTCAGAATATATTCTAACAAGACCAGTAGGATATATCTTTCCATTGAATGGAAGTTTAGAAAAATAATTTTGATAGTCTTCTGTTGATGTTATCCAAACATTTCCAAATCCAGAAACATTATACTGAACCGCATCATATTTTATGATTTCTCCCTGTGAATAAAAGTATCCATTATATCTTGTAATCCAGTATGCTGCTTCTCCAAGACTGAATGTATTGTTAATTAAAATATTATTTTTAACTATAGGGACATCTGCAGTTAAGTTTGAATTTAAAGGAATTGCGCTAAGTACATAAGCAGACTGATTTGCAACCTCATTATTAATAGATTTAGTATTTTGAGTTCCAGAAACTTCCCAGAGAAGTGCTGGCTTGTATGTATAATATCTTTCATTATCAACAAGGCTTGCCTGTCTAATAGAACCTATTGATCTTTGTATGTGTCTTGTAGTATAGTTAATTGATCCATCATTGTATACAGAGTTTTCTTGTGTTGAAACAGAAATTATATTTGAAAGTTTTGGCTTATTTGTTTTGTTTTTAACTTCAGCGTCATTAACAAAATCTTTAGTTCCCTGAAGTGCAAAATCGGTTAATCTTTCTTGTTCAGATGGCATTATATAGTTTTTGCTCATCATAACAAAATTATTATATTCATCAAAGAACATAGAGGTTTGTGTTGATATAGCCAAATCTTGTAAAACTTGAGCAACGCTATTTTCTGGAGCAACAAAAAAATATGGAATAATTATTTCTTTTTCATTTGGGACTCTTTTAAAAGTATAGTTAGAAAAACCAATATGGTCTAAAAGCAAAGATACTGCAGAACTAACAGATACTTCTGTCATCAAAATTTCTGGAGCAGTTATTGATTCAAGATACCAATATAAATCTCTTAGATTTATTGATACACTCTTTGTCATTAAATCTTGTTTTGGGAATGCATCAGCGTAAAGAGTTTTGATTGGAACATAATAGTCCCAGCCATTAACATCAATAATAACCTCATGAAACCTAAATTTTATATGTCTTGCAATATATTTAGATATAATGCTATTTGTATTATTTGGATTAAACGCTTGATCGTAGTCAAAAATATTAATATTACCAGTAGAAGCAATTAATTGACCAACTGGTAGTCCAGAAATTCCTAGGTCTGAAGCACTCTTATTTATTGAATAGTCAAGAGTCTTGTCAGAAATATTCATTATAAGTCTTGGAGAAATTTCAATAAGATCAAACGTAGAGTCTTTCTTTTGCATGGTATCAACAACAATCCTGACTCCATCAATATATTCAAACTCTCTGAATTGTGGCCTACCATCAATTGGCCTAATAAAAATGTCTGGAGAAGTAGCATCAGTAACAAAGTTAGTTAGTCTATCAACTGTTTCATCTTGAACATACCATCCATATTTTGGAGTAATTACAGTATAATCTGTGCCGTTCCAGATATGAAACTTTCCAATATCGTCATTATTTTCTTTAATAAGATAAGCATATCCGACTATGGATTCTGCTGGTCTTAAAGATATGCTTGAATATGTTTCTGCAAAAACAAAAGTAGACCTCCACTCATCTGGAATAATAAGACCATATGCAATTTCTACATAACCATCACTTTTAATTATTGATGAGCCATCCAATCTTCTAGACGCTGAATTAAATGATATTGTGTCTTCCCAGTTACCATTTTTTAAAAGTTGGATTTTCCACTTACTAGGAACTTGCTGATTTAACTCTCCAAAAAATGGATCTGCAAATGTTCCTGTGGACGAAGAGAATGGTCCCAAATCCTCAGTTCCAGTGTGGGTTTGCATTTTAACAACTACTCTGTTTACTGGAATTTTTTCTTTATAAACTACAAATGGACATGCATCCTCTATAGAGTTTTGAGAACCACGAACATTTGATGCGATACCATATTCTTGCCCATTCTCAGTTCTATAAGAAGTCCAATATTTAAACTTATCATTTTTATCTGGCATATAATATCTAGGTCTATCTGCCATAACTAAATTTGGATGATGAAGTTTTCCATTTTCAAAAAATACTGCTTTATTGATTCCAGATCTTGGCCTAAACTGCTCAAAACATGCCTCTAAAGAATATAAAGTCTTTAGTTTTTCTTTTTTAGTTAAAACAGTTGTTGGTATATCATCATTATTAAATATTCCATCAATTAATACATCAGCATCGGTTGCTCCTGTATAAAACCCACCAGCATCATTAACATCAAAACTTGTTGGAAGAGATGAGTAAATTGATGATGTTTGAGTAGGTCTATATCTATAATTTCCAATATGTTTTATATTGGTTGATATATTCATATTCCATTCTGCTGTAATTATTGACTTATTTCTTATTGTAGAAGAAGTCTCTAAAAATGATTGGAGTTCTTTATCGACAAACATTATACCTCTTCCAAGGTTACAGATACGTTCCAATAGTCAAACTTGGGACCTCTTTTTTCAACCGAGTAGTCAAAATTGCTAATAAACATTTCTATTAATTGATTATATTGTCTAAGATGATCATATGCATCTGGCTGACCTTTAAAAACATCTTTTTTATCATACGCAAGAAAAACCCAGAAAGAATCTTTGTGTGTTTCATACCATTCAAGCATATCTGCTCCGCCTGCGCCACCATCTGTTGTGTATGAGATATATGGAGATACACCAGTCTCTGTATTAAATGCTGGGACATTAGAATGAGATCTAGATGGAATCATATTCCAACTTGTGCTAAGTTTTAACTTATCTGCAATATGATATGATCTCATTCTTCCATTAATCATTCTTTCCCGCTTTTCAATGCGTTCATCTGAAAACTCTAATGGCGATCTATTATCATCTGTTAAAATTAAAAACTGATTAATAAGAGTACCGTCTGGCTCACTAGTTATGTCTGCACCAATCTCTAACCCATATGGAACATATATTTTTTTCTTTGGTGTTGTTGTACTTACAGGATCTTCTACAAGTGTTCCAGAATTTTCAGACCAAAGCATTCCGCTAGGCCTGCTATATTTTTTTCTACCCTGAATATAAGAATATCTTGGGTCAATTTCGTCTGCCACTTATGCCAATCCCCCTAATTCTTCTATCTTCTGTTTGTCTAATTGTTGACATTACTGCTTGTGCAATTTCATTTGGATTAGCATCTGTTTTTGCATTTACAGTCAATGTATATGTATTATTATACACTGCTCCGCCTGGATTTTTACCGTTATTCATTGCTCTAAGAGTATCAACACCATGTGTATCGACTGCATACTTACTCATTATAAATTCTCCTGGAGTTAACATTGCTGGAATGGTATCTGTTCCTCTTGCAAAACCACCACTAGCAAAATATTTAGGAGAAACTATTCCACCACCACTAAAACCAAACCTACCAAAAACACTCTTTAGTGCATTAGTTACTGTTGCAACAGGCTTTGTAACTATATTCTTTACTGCTGATGCAACATTTGAAACTCCAGTTGCAACTGCCTTGGCTACTGTAGAAACAGTACTTGCAACTGTTTTTACTGCTGTAGTCATTGGCTTTGTAATTGTTGTTATCACGTTGGAAACTGGCTTATTTACACCTAAATTCCATCCGACAGAAGGAATAGAGGTTGTTGTTGTTACTGGACTTTTGCCTAGTGGATTGAATGTAGGTGTTGCAGTTGTCGTAGGTTTAGGAGTAGGAGTAGGTACTGGACTTGGTGTTGGATTTGGTGTTGGATTTGGTGTAGGGGTAGGATCTGGGGTAGGATCTGGCTTTGGTGTAGGTGTAGGATCTGGCTTTGGTGTAGGGGTAGGGTCTGGGGTCGGAGTAGGCTCTGGTGTTGGTTCTGGTGTAGGCTCTGGTGTAGGGGTAGGCTCTGGTGTACCAGATGTTGCTCCAGTGATTGCATCATTGCCACTTGACTGTTGATTATTATATGCCTGTATTAATTTGTCTTGAGTATTTAAAGCAAGTTGCATTGACTCTATAAACTGCTTACTTCTTACCATAGCAAGATCTACCTGATTTTTAATTGCTTCCCAAGCATCTCTTGTTTTTCCAAGAACAGTTAAATTTTCAATATCAGTTTTTAATTGAATTTGTCTTAAACGAATAAATTCTTGAGCAGGTTCTATCTTCTTTTCTTCTAAATTAAATATCTCATTTTGCAAATCTTTAATATCAGACTCAAGTTCTTTCCTAGTTCTATATGTTTTTGTAACTGGGTCATAGGCTTTTACTGAGTTGAGTTCATACTGTCTAGATTGCTCTAATGCATCTCTCTGCTTTGTTACAGCATCAGCAGCCTGCTGTGCTCTCATTTCTTGTGCAGCCCTTGCCGCTGCTGCTATATCTCCAGATGTTAGAGCCTCAGCAAGTGTTAGTTGGCCTCTTTGCTGATTAGCAATAGCAGCATTAGCCTTTTCAACATCGTCTAGTGCTTTGATTCTTTCATCATATTTTTCATTAATTTTTTGCTCTTGATCTTCAATAGCCTTTAAGGATGCTTCTTTATCATCAATTTTATATTGAATTCCAGCAATAGTATTTTGTGCTTCCTCAATTATTTTATTGCTTTCTTTAGTGTCTAAATTAAACTTTATTTGAAGTGCAGTTTCTTCAACATCAAAGGCCTCCATAGCGTTACTAAACCCTTGATCAAACATGTCTTGCATAAACCCAATAGTGCTCTTTAGTTGATTTAGTCTTTCATTAAAATCACTCACCATCTTATTTAGTTCATTTTGTGCAGCAATAATTTGTGCTCTGTCTGCACCCTTACTTATTAAACTGTTTATTCTTGATTGTTGAGCAGCAATAGCATTTTCCATTGATCTTAAGTTTTCATCAGAGCCAATTGCAAAAGCAGTTTCTGAACTGTATTGTTGTCTAATTCTATTTTCTTGAACTCTATCTTTCTTAAATTGAGCAATATCTGTTTTTATTCCTGAAACTGCAGCAGCCTTTTCTTGTGCAATAGTTAAGGCTTTATATTTTGCTATAAGTGATTTTAAGGTTTTGTCGTTAACCCCATTTGCAATTGCTGCTGCAATTGTTTTATCAGAAATTAATTCGTATGCATTGGCAACTGGCACTCCAAGTTTAGACAACTTGTCAAATGCAATAGTTTGATTTGATAATGCTTTAGACTCTTCTTCCATGCTAGAATTAAAATCTCCCATGGTGATCGAATATAAAGCCTCTTGAATATTTTTAGCATCTCTTTTTAGTGCAATAATATTTCCCTTGTTGTCAAACTTAAACAAAGAATTTTTTCTCTTTTCATATTCTTTTGGATCCATGCCAACAATTAGTTCAATGAGGTCCTGACTTCCACCTAATGCTCGAATATCATTTTCTATACCACTAAATACATTTATTGTCTTGCTGCCTCCAAATAATTTATCCAATGCCTTACGAGAAGCAGACCAACCTTCTGTAACTTTGATTTGATTCATTCTTACATCTCTAAGTTTCTTTACAAGGTCGTCAAGCGGAGAAGCCTCAACCTTGCTTCCTCCACCAGTATTGCCACCTGCTGGGGCATTTGTATTAACTTGAACATTATCAACAACAGCCTTATTTCCTTGAGCCTCTATATATTTTTGTACAATATAGGATTTGCTTCCAGTAACACCAGCACCACCTCTTGGGCCAGTTTCTTTACGCCAAGCCTTGAAATCTTCGCTTTCAAGTATCTGTGGTTCTGGAACATTAATTAATGTAGAAATAGTAGTTGTATAAACCTTTTGCTGGTCTTCAGTTAGAGTATTGAAATATGCTTCATCAAATGCTGCAGTTCCTTTAACCTGTGGCATAATCTCGTAAACAATTTTTGCTGTTAAATCTTTGCTTCCTTCGATGTTGTCAAGCATTTTATTTAGTCTATCGTATGCCTCTTTGTTCTTTGGATCTATGTAGTAACTTACCATTACATCTGATGGGATAACAGCATTGAGATTATTTAACTTAATTATATTTTTTGTAAAATCAAGAGCATCAGAATCTTTTTCAAATGCTTCTACCTTAGTAATAAATTTTGTTTGTACTGTTTTATTGATTTTATTGTCTGCACCAAGAATATTTTGTGCTGCAACACCAATAGACTCAGAAGTTGCACCACTAAACTTTGTAATAATGTTCATCATCTTTGGAGCAATATCTTTATTGTCTGTTGCTATCTGTAAAAGACTTCTAAATACTGCTGGAGGTATATCACCACTTGCCATCTTTGCCTGAATTAAGAACTCTTGTCCACTATCAATAGCACCAGACTTTCTCAAATCTCCTGCTTGCTGATTAACAACATCAAGATAAGCCAATTGATTTGGATCATTTTTATATTTTGCAGTAGTGGCCTTTTTCATTCCAGACATCATTGCTTCTTGAAGTCCTCTAGCGCTATTGTACTGGCTAACAATATCTCCTTGCAATGCTGCTTGAGCCCCTGTTAGTTTATCTCTTTCTTTGATATACTTGGTTTGCATTTCATTGGCTTCATTAATTTTACCCTGCAACTTTAACTCTTCAATTTTCTTTTGATAATACATATCAAATGAATCAAGCATTTGCTTGTTTTGCTCCATAGCAATTTTTGCATCAACTGCATATGCTGCTCCTAAAGTCCCTGCTTGTTTTGTAAATTTCTTTGATGCAAAATAGCCTCCGATAGCACCTGCTGCTGCACCAATTCCTCCACCAATTATTGCTCCAACAACGTTTCCAACTACTGGAACAGCGGTACCAATCGCTCCACCAATTGCTGCGCCTGCTGCTGCTCCTCCAAGAGCAGAAGCACCTATTCCAACCTTTTGCATTGTTTTTTGTCCAGCAAGTTTGGTTATAGGGTTTGCATTTTGAATATTTGAGATACTGCTCTTCATATTCTTAGAATTTTCTTGAATCATTTTCATTCTAATTTCAAGCGGCTTATCTAAAAGGTTTTCTCCATTAGGTCCTAGAAGACTTTCTAGTTGAGCAATAACCTTAAGACCAATTGACATGTCTCCTGCTTGTCTTGCAGCATTCATTGCTAAACTCTTTGCCTGCCCCATATCCATAGCACCAGACATAATTGCAGAAGATAACTGATTACTCAAGTCTTTTACTGCAACATTACCCTTACCTACAGCATTTTGTTCAGCAATTCTCTTTGTTAATGCTTTACCTTCTGCAGTTTGAGTAAATGCTTCTCCATATGTTGTCTTTCCTGTTGCTGGCCCAAGCATTGAAAAAGAGTTTTTACGTCTTAGATCCATTTGTTCAGATGCTGTTACTTTACCACTAAACTTTGCTATTTCATTAATTGCAGAAGTTGTTCCTTTAAACTTTTCGCTTTCTTCCAATACCTTTTTCTGTGCTCCATCAAACGCCATTCTTAGCGCAACAAAAGATCCAACTGTTGCTGCAAGACCAATTGCTAGTGCTGCTGCTGGACTCTTTAGCATTGGCAAAATCATTGACAATCCCATTAAAGGCATCATAACCTTTTGTGATATTTCTCCAACTTTGCCTGGGGCCATAGACCCAATCATTGCTGCTCCAGAAGCAATTCCTACTGCTCCCCCAAGACCCATTCCTGGTCGTTTACCTGCATCAATTCTTGCTTGTCTTTTTGCTGCTCTATTTTCAGCAAACTTAGTTAGTCTTCCCATTGGCGTTCTTGCTTTTGCTTCTGCTGCTGCTCTCGCATCAATAATTGATTGCTGGTATGCAACCTTTGCAGCCAACTTACTTCTTTTTTCTTCTAGTGCTGCCTGTTTTCTTCTTCCCCGCATAACTGGATCAATTGGTCCAGTAGTTCCATACATAGCAGTTTTGTTTGCATTAATTCTTGCTTGTGTTCTTGCTTCTGCTCTTTGTCTTTTTTCAATTTGGCGACGTAAAGATTTTGCATCAGCATCTATTGGTCCTGTTCCATACAGCAATGTTCTTGATGCTGCTGCTGCTGATTGAGAAAGAGTTGTTCCGATTGTACTACCAACAGATCTTGCTTCTGCAATAGACCCTCTTGCTCCATCTATTAATGCTGTTGCTACTGTGCTCCTTGCTTCTGGTGCATCGGATTTTCCACGCAAGACCATGGGCTTTTGACGAATTTTTGGCTCTGTTGATGCTGGGGCTAGTCTTGTATCCTTTGTACTTCCAGTAGATGACTTAACTCCAGCAGGCCTACTTGTTGTCTTTGGTTTTTTTGTTTTTCCAGTTTTTGGATCTTCTACTACTTCGTCTGGTTTAATTAAAATAGATGTATGAAGTTTGTGTATTTTTTTCCAATCAACCTTTTTACCTTCTCTAAGTCTATCGACCATTGCTTGATAATATGGTCTTTCTTCTGGACTAAGGTCCATAGTTGCTAGTGTTTTTTCTAGTTTAGGTAAAACTCTATCAATTTCAGCATTCATTGCATTGTGATATTCTTGAGCAGTCAGACCCTTTGCAATATCTGCTGTTGCGTTTCCAAACCAGAATGGGGATTTTCCTGCTGCAGGGCCCTTAACACCACTCAGGTTTATTTTTGCCATTTCTTCCATTGAAGGAAGATTTTTTACAAAGTCTCTCTTGCCAGATGCTCTATCAAATACTCCTGCTGCTCCAACATCTGCAATAACATTTCCACCTAAGTTTCCAGCCTTTAGGTCTTTATCTATTCTAAGGTTTGCTGCTACAAGTTGTCTAAAATACTGTTCTTTTGTAAAGTTCTTGCCCATGTTTGAAGAATCAAACCTTGCATCATATGGAGACTCTAATACAATTATCTTTCTCTTACCGCTTGGGTCTGTAGGATCAATCATTGTCCTTACAGTTTGTTTTGGAGCATCTAGTCCATGAACATCACGAGCAATTTGAGTTGCTCTTTGTTCTGCAAGTGCTCCCTTTTCATCAAGCATAGGCTTAACAAATACTCTTGATCCATCTGGCTTTTCATATAGTCCACCTAGGCCACTGACAGGGAAACTGAATCCAGTAGTTGGAGAGATCTGTTTTCCAAAGTCTGTTGGAGATAACTTGCCAGACTTTGTTTTTGCTGCCTCTTTTGCAATATCCTTTAGTATCTTTACATTCTTTGCTTGGCTTGGGTTTGCTGCTCTTTTTGCTGCTTCATCACTTCTGCGCTTGGATTCTTCGTCTTGGCTTATTGATACACGATGACCAGAGCCAAGTCTGTTCATATTTACAACAGTTCCATCATTAAGTGTAACAGTTGAAGATCCAGTCTTAACAGCCCCACTCTTTTTACTTACTCTTTCTTCAATAGTAAATGACTTAATAAGTCCCTTTTCAACTGCATTACTAAGAATCTTTCTGCTTTCTTCTGGAGTTGTTCCAAGACCTTTTCCAAGCAAGAATTTTGTAGAGGTTTGATACAACTTTTGAGCATCCCTATATACAGTGCTTGAAGCAATGTCTGGACGTTCTGCTGGAATTCTCTTTGTAAAGATATCACGAACTAAATTATCATTTACTCCTTTTATTTTCCCATCTGCAAAATCTTGCCTAATCATTTCAATTATTGCACGATCCATTGCCTCAACACTGGCTGCTGGAAGTTTAGAAGGGCTCCACTTTCCTGGACCAAGTTTCTCCCACTCGGCTATAAATATTTTTGGATCTACACCCGCACTAGAAGTCATAGATTTATTTAAGTGTTCTGGGAAAGTAAATGCAAGTTTATGAAGTGTTGCTGTTGTTGCTGGAAGACCTTGTGATTTTAAGATTGCTTCAAGCGCTCTAAGTTTACCCTTTTGATCATCAGATAAAAACGCATTATCTCTTATGATGTCAGAAATAAGTTTCTGCTCACTCTTTCCACCAACGTGTGTGATATTTGTTTTTGTTGCTACATCTACTCCAGTAGACCCGCCATTAAACCCTTGTACTTTTCTGCCTGCCACCAATTGAGCAATCATTGGTCTGTTTGCTGGGTCCTGTGCTGATTTTGCTGGAATAACTGCTTCTCCAGGTGTAAGCATTGTTGGAACAGAATCCGTATTGCCACTTCCTGGAACTTGTGTTGTTCCTGAAGAATACTTCTTTAGTCCTGGACCCTTACGTCCACCTTGAACTGGACCCGTGAAGCCTATTTGTGCTGCAATTGCTCTCTTGTATGCTGACGCAAGAGAGTTAACTGCTGCTGCTTCAGAAGTAAATGTTTGCTGAAGTCTTTGATGTACTTGGTCAAGAGATGCAGCAACTGCTGATGCTTCTAACTGTTCTTTGGTTAGATAAGATGTTTGTTCTCCCAAAATCTTGCTTGTATTTCCAGTTTTGTTATACATTGACTTCATGCTTGCAAAAAGTTTAATAATGTTTGCAGCAGCGTTTGCTATCAAACCAAATGTCATAAGGAGAACTGGACCAATTCCAGCAACTGCAACAGTTAAAATAGTAATAAACTTCTTTGTTCCATCTCCAAGGTTGTTAAACTTATCAAGAACCTTGCCAACAAACTCAACTATAGGGGTAAGCGCTTTTAAGAATTGTTCCCCTACTGGAGCAAGAGAAGTTTTAAGATCTTCCATAGATTTCTTAAACTTATATGTTGTTGTATTTTGAATCTTATCTAATTCTCGTTGTGACAAGATAGCAAGTTCTTCTGTAGTTGCTTTTGTGAGACCTAAGACTCTTTGTGCCTGTGTGCCCTGCGCTGTTACGTTCTGAAATAATGTAGATAGTCTTGAGAACTGGAACTTACCAAACAACTGTTCAATAGCACGAGCACGATTAAGTGGATCTAAGGTATCTAGTGCCTGTGCAAAACCAACAACAGTAGCCTTTATATCTCCTTTATTTGCTTCAACAATGCCACGAATATTAACACCAAGATTTCCAAGCATCTTTGCTGCTTTATCGGATGGGTTAATTAATGAGGCGAGACCAGACTTAAGTGCGTTAGCACCTTCTGATGCGTTGATTCCACCTTCCTTCATTGCTGTAAGGAAGAATGCCAAATCTTCTACATCTCCACCAAGTTGCTTTACAACTGGACCTGCTTTTGGAATAGCAACTGTTAAGTCTTCAATTGATACAACTGTTTGGTTTTCAACTGCGTTAAGAAAGTCAATTTTCTTTGCAAGATCTGCTGAAGCAACACCAAATGCATTTGTTACCGATATTGTTGTTTCTAATGCCTGTGTTTGTTCAACTCCACCAAGAACTGCAAGTCTTGTTGCCTGTGCAACCTGTGCAGTTAGTTCTGCTCCCATTTTACCCATTGCTGCTGCATCTGCAGCCATCTTCATGGTATCTTCAACTGCAACTCCATACTTAGTATATTCTTTAGCAAGAGTTTGAATCTGCTTTATCATTGCATCTGTTTCTTCTTGCGTTGTAAACATTTCTCCGTATACACGCTTGAATCTGATTGCTTGCTCTTCAAGTTGCATAAATGTCTTTGAAGCCTGTGCTCCAAGCATTGCCAATGGGACTGTGAAACCAACCATCAACTGACGGCCAGCCCACTGTGTATTCTTACCAAAATTTAGAAGATTTGTGGATCCTTGTTTTAATAGTTGATTAAGGAGTTGCTGTCTCTGTGCTGCGATTGCTGTTTGAGTACCTAGATTCTTCATATCTAGGGTAAGAGGTCTTACTGCGATTGCCTCTAGTGCACCATTTGCACCACGACCCAGTTTAATATACTGTGTCTGAATATCTTTTACACGCTCTCGTGCAACCTTGTTTATTGTTTCAAACTCAGACCTAAACAGCCTTCCAAAGGTTTTTGTGGCTGCTCCAGTATATCTAAAATATTCTCTGGATGTTAACTTGTTACGCTCTAACGCATCAGTAAAATGCTCTGTACTTGTTGTTACTTGTCGCATAGATGCTTGGAATTGTCCAGTAGCATTTATTGCGTTCATCAAGTTTTTTGCTTGATTTGCTGATACTGCTGCTGCTGCAGTACCAGACTTTGCCATTTGTGTATGGAAGGCTGATATTTGACGTTGTAGAAGTTTTAGACTTGCTAAAGCATCCGACGTATCAATATTTACATTAATATTGGATTGAATATCAGCCATCCATTAACACCTCGTTATTTAGTTGTTTGCAAGATTGCCTAGCAAAGTTGCGTCAGAAAGTTTAATTCCTGATGCCTCTTCAACAATCTTGTATACAGTTGGAAGATCTAGATTTTCTTCTAGGGCTTCCTTGTCTTCCGCCAATTCTGGCTTGTACTGTTGCATTGCGATTTGTACACAGTCCATGAGTAAATCCATAGACTTTTCGTTATCTTCTGCGACCTTTGCAATATCTTCAAACTTCTTCATAAATGGACGAAGCAGAGAGATCTTTAGTGGTCGGACCTTGACTTTTGTACCGTCAATTAGTGTTACTGTCTTTTCTTCTGTTGTGGCGGTTGCCATCTATTCCTCCTTATAAGGTTTAGTCAATTATACCATAGGACAGGCTTATTTTTTGTTATTAATAACTTTCATAATCAAGACCCATTCCTATACCAAAACCAGCCTTTTCTGCATTTTTACCTTGTAGGGCAAGTATGTCATTTCCATCACTCACTGCACCCTTGCTAAAAACCCTGGCTTTCATATCTTCCCATGCATTGCTATTTCCAGAATTTTTATCTAAATCTACACCCTGCATAGCAGCAGAAAATTTTTTGTCAGAATAGTCTAGTTCTCTTTTAATTTGTAATGTAGCAGTCAACTCTTGCATTGATAGAGAAGACTCTAATTCTTCATAATCTTTCCATATACCAAGCAAAAAAACCTCAGACTCTAATTTAGCCAAATCCAATGTCTCCCAACTGGATCCACTTTCTACCGCTTGAGACTTTACTGTATCTTCTGATTTTTCATTAATTTTTATTCCTGCTGCTATATCAATAATTTCATATATTGTAGGCAAATCAAGATTATCTTCTAACTGCTCTATTGTTTTTATTGATGGACAGTATTGTTGCATTGTGACAAGAGCACATTCAGCCAATATAGCAATTGATTCGTCATCTGTTTTTGCCTCTTTAATCTTTTCAAATGTTTCCAAAAACTCTCTAAGATATTTTATTTTTAAAGGAGCAGCAATAATTATGCTGTCATCTATTAGAGATATTTTTTTAGTATCATATATTTTTGTTGCCATTATACAAGTATACCAAACAGAAAGGCCCAACCCCGAAGGATTGAGCCTCTCATATATTAAGTTGTATTATGCTAGTGAACGATCTACGATTTTTCCGTAAGATGCGTTGTCGTTTGGAAGAAGACGGAATGATACTTCAAACATTGAAGCCTCATCACGCTTTGCTGATACTGTAACATTCTCAATTGAGAGTGCACGGTATGCAACATAGATTCTTTCCTTTGGCTCTAGAGAAGAACCAGAACCTGGTCCTACTGCTACGAGTCCACGCTCTAGTGGAACGTCACCAATATCGCCAGCAGACATCTTGAGTTGTGAAACTCCTGCTGATGATGTTAGATCTGAATCATCCCCTGCAATTGCTACTAGAAGATTTTCTAGTGTTGCTTCTGCGAATGCAGTGTTTAGATTAACTGTCATACCTTGCTTGAATAAACGAGCAACGTCGAGAAGTTGGTCTACTGCTACTTCGCCGAAATCAGGCTGGAATGCTAGTTCCAAACCATTTGATGTGTATCCTACGTTTGTGTAGTCGTCATTAGTTGACAATGTTTCCTTGTAGGATGTTGTGGATGCTGTGAATACTGGAAGATCTGATGCTGCTTGAGTATCAGTAATTGCTCCAGTTAATGCTTCGTATCCAATTGGACCTGCATCATGTGTAAAAAGTGCTGCTGCACCCACGATGATGTTACTACTTGAACCACGGCTGTATGCCATATATTCTCACCTCTTTCATTTTATTAAAAGGGGGTTTGTTTCCTCATCTTAATTATACTACCCTTTTATGATGGATTTATTGGATGCCAGTCGTAATCGATAATTATCTTATTCCCCGCATACGTACGGGCTGTGCCAAAGTCTACGATATCTCTGGTTTCTTCTAGTTGATAGATCTTAAAGTTGTGGAAGAAGCATGGCTTGGACTCGCCCGACCATAGTTCTGAGTTTGCTGCTGTCCACTCATTTAGGTCTTTTGCTGAGTCATCTCCACGATCAAGGAGGTCACTTACCTGTTGCTGAGTTATAACCATCTTAGTGGTTGCACTATCTCCTACTGCGTAGAAGTAATAAAGTAGTTGTTCACATTTTATATATGGAAATGGCATTCTTCTCATTTTAAACATTCTGTCATATACCGCAAACACTTCATTGCTGTCTGGAAATGTTTCTGTAAGTGCATCAATTTGCGTTGGAAGTGTTGGGAAAAAGTATGTTGTTCCTGTAGAATCAAAACCAGGATTAATCTTTGATGCAAGATACTTATTAATAATCGTAGGTGGGTGATGAATAACTGCAGTCATTATGCACCTACCCCTGCGTTAGCAATCCAGCGATAGCCAGTTGATACGCCCTTTGTCTTACCCATCTTTTTGCCTGCCTGCAAATTCTTTTTATATACTTGTGGGTTCTCAAGATATTGTGCGATTCCACTTACTCTTAAGAATGCTTGAGAAAAATATCTATTAAAGAACATATCAAACACTTTTTCAAAACCACCCTGAACTTCTGTTCCTCCAGGATTTAAAACTTCTACTGGTCCCTGTGTAAATACTGTCTCTCCATTTTCTTCAAATGCTAAAACTTGTGCAGTTCTAGGTCTTATTGTGACTGGGATCCCCTGTTCCATAATTCTAGCCTTATCATAAAATGGTGTTCTGGAACCATTTTTAATTGATGTTGATTGACTAAACGAAGACTTAAAAGAAAGGCCTAGGTTGCTGGTTGTATAAGATATATCATATAGTCTTGCGCTTGGACTTCCTGTTTGGTTCCACTCATATATATGATGTAGCATATCTGGATTAACTCTTGCATTTGAGTCAATAAATTCTTTCATTAACTCTATCGTTTCCATTCCTACTGTTTTTAATAATATAGTTTTTCCTATTTGAATACCATCTAAAAATCCAATAGAGTAGTCAACAATGTTACTCATTTCCTTCTTAAACTGGTTAGAATTAAATACGGCTCTCATACGTCACCTGTTTGATTTTCTGACCTTCTGATTACTACGTTATAGGACTCAACTACTCCAAAGGGTCCAACAAAAGGCTCGTATGTGGCTATTTCAAAGAGGGTCCCCTTGCCAGATCTTGGACCAGAGGTCTCCATATAAACAAGGTTACCGCTCTGATCTCTAATATCTGTTATTAAGATATTGGTTAGAGAATTTTTGTTATCACGAGAAGATATTCTTAAATCTGATTTTGTTCTTCCTACTAAAATAGAATTTTGAGTTATATTAACATTTGGCTTTACTTCTTCTTTAAAAGCAGATCCGCCAGAAGAAAATGTACAAGCAAACACTCTATCCAAAATCCATTGTTTCTTTATTGCTCCAAAATCACCCTGCTCTACGATTGGATGATAGACAGATGCCTGAAGCGGATACATGAAGTCTGGGCTTTCGCAAACAACCATTATAAAACTCCAATTTTTGTAATAGACTTGTGATACTTTGAGAGTATTTTGTCTACAATTATATTTCCTGTCCCCTGGAAAATACCTTTATCAAACTGAATTCTATATTGATCAGTATTGTATGAAGTAACAAATCTCTTGTAATAGTCTAACTTTCCACATTCAATATCATGAATCAGCATCTCTGTTGCTCTAACAATGTCTGATGGCACGGTAGTGTATCCATGCTCTACTACAACTCTATAGTCCCAAGTATTTCCAAATCCTCTATATACAAACTGTGGGTCAAGCGAGTCTGAAGATGCTGCTGGTAAAACTAACGGAGAAGATTCTGCACGATTAATATTATCTATAGATTTTTCAACAATTGCTGTTTTATCTGATGTAATCTCAAACTCTCTATCTGTTACCAACTTATTGTTTTCATATACTGACAAAACCTTTTTTACATCATCCCAGATAGGCAAATAGTCTGATCCAGTTCCTGTAAAATGTAAAACCTTTTTTCTATAATAAAATCCATCAATAACGATAGAGTCAATAACTGCTCTTGCAACTTCTTCATTTAGTGCATATGCTGCTATATCACTTGCTGTTGTTCCTTTAGTTGATGGGTCAACATAAGGTCTAAAAACTTCATAAGTTTCATCTTGCAAAATCTTTTCATTTGTTGTTCCTAGTTCTGAAACAATTTCTACTCTATATGATGAATCATATTTTCCTGGCAAAGATATTTCTAAAACTTGTCCAGATGTAGAATTTGGGAAAACAGATGTTGATATTGAAAGATCCGCCATATCTGTTATAGTGACAGTTATATCTGACTGTACGATTCCCGCAGGAATTGTAAAATTAACAGGTACCTCTGCATATGGCGAAACTCTCAATATCTCCATTATTAATTACCCAAAAGCCTTTTTTATTTCTTCTGGCGTAGCAATACGAACATGTGATCTTGTCAACCACTTATCTGCCTGCTCCTTAGTTACAATGTTGTAGCCTTTAGAAATTGCTCCAACTTCTTCCCAACGAACGCTCTTAGTTGAATGAATTGCTACCTTTTCTGAATGGTCAACTTCTGGCTTAATCTCTTTCTTAGGACCATCTGCTGCCATTGATCCAATAGCACCTGTTTTTGTAAAGCCTAGAGACTGTACTGGCTCTTTTTCTGCTGGCGCTTCTACTGCTACTTCAGCAACTGGTGCCTCTACAACTGCTTCAACTACTGGCTCTGCTGGTGTTTCAACTACTGGAGTTTCAACAGACTCTTGCTGCTTTGCTATGTATTGTGAAAACGGACTGTTATTTTCCATTATATCCTCCTTGTTTGTATTATATCATTAAAGTATTAAGGGGGACAGGAGAGTGAACTCCCGCCCCCCATTAAAGGTACTGTTTACAGATTATGCATCTGCAGCAGCGTCAGCGAATGCAATTGCATCCTCTTCTTCCCATTGAATACCAAAGCGGACGAATACTGTGTATTCAATTGTGTCCTTCTTTGCTACGTATTCACGGTTTACAGTGATATCTCTCTGGAATCCCCATACACGGTTGGCAGGGAATGTCAAATCGATATATCCTGCTGGATAGTAAGGAACTTCCTGAACTTCAATTCCGAGAACACGAGTTGTACGTGCTCCACCGAATGTCTGTCCGATACCATCGAGGTATGACTGACGATTTGCCTGAGTGCTTCCTGGAACCTGTCCAGCAAACGCTTCAGCAACTGCGTCAGCAAGTGTACCGTTATTCTTAACGATTCCACCAAATGCATCGGTACCTGCGTAGAACTTAAGATTGTTCTTAAGTGCACGGTACTTACGTGGCATTGCGTTGATGATGCCCTGCATTACATCAGGTGTCCAGGCATTGTTTGATACCTCTACAACTGACTCATGTGCATCTCCGTTTGTCTTTACCTTGTTGATAAAGCCTGGCATGATTGACAAGAATGCTCCTGTTGCACCATCACCATTGATAGCGAGATCTTCGATATCGTTTGCGAATGCGTTGGTCATCAAGCGTACTAAGTGATCTTCTAGAGCGTCACCTTCTACACCATCTTCCAATGATTCTGCTGTTACTTCCCAATCAAGACGAATCTTCTTGGTAGTAAGTTCGACCTTAGAGAATGTTGCACCTGTGTTTGTGTAGTTGCCAACTGCTTGCGCTGCTGCACGAATTACACGCTCACCGACGTTTACCTTCTCAAGTTCCATTGAGTTAGCCTTCATTGTTACACGACGGCCATCCTTTGCTAACACTGTAGCGTCCCAAACAT